CACCGACCGTGAAGCAGCACCCCACGATCACGTGCGCACGGGTGCGGGCCGTCACCGCTGTTCCGGATAACTATGGGGTTTCGGATAAGTGGGGTTATCCGGACTAGCCATCGCCCAGCGCTTTCTTCGCCAGCCTTAGCCAGTCTTCGGCATCGTTCGGTTCACACCGCTCCAGGTGATTCAGAGCGTTGCCGATCGCGACCGACAGGTAGGCAATCAGGTGCCCGTCGGTGAGTTCCTCATAATGCGGATTATCCGGACTAGGCATAGTCGGGGTGCTTCGTTTTCATGTGGCGGGCTAGTTGGACGAACGACCGCTTGCAGCATGGGCAGGCGCCACCCTTGGAGCGGTCCTGGATGCGCTTCAGCTCTCGCTCGGCGGCGAGCCGCTGATCCCGTTCGGCCTGGATCGCCTGCCGGGACCGCTCTTCGGCCTCAACAAGGAGTTGCTTGTCTGTCTTGCCCACGTAGTGCTGACCGTGACCATTGGGGCAGTAGAATGTTGCTTTGTCCTTGTGACGTTCGGTGTACAACTGGTCAGTCATGGCGAACGCCACGCCGCAGTTGCAACATTCTTCGACGTGGAAGTCCACGGCTTGCTGGATCGTAAGAGTGCTTCCCTTCATTTCGTGGCCTCTTGTTCTTCCGGATAACGGTGATCATTCGGACTACTCATCGGCGTCGCATTCCAAGTCCCACCATCGACAGTCGAAACGGTGGTTGTCGGGTCGACACATACATGGCCGGCACTGGCAAGGGTTAACCGGGCACAGGTCGCCGCCTTCGGTCAGCCAGTCGCAACCGGGCACGACGGCGAGCGGGTTACGTGGACTAGACACGTTGCTCCAGCACCCACGTAGCGCCATCCCATCGCATGATCGTCTGACAAGGGCAGCTAAGTCCCAGGTCAGGGCGCTGATGGCATTGGCAAGCGCATTGTGAATCCGGGCACTCTTTGTCCGGATAACGGTTCTTATCGGCCGGGCTCATGGGGCGGTAGTAAACACGGTGCCACCCCACACGAGTAGGCCGGTAGCTCCGGAGCGGTTCATCAGTTCGGTGCCTTCGGTCACCCATACCTCGGCGGCGTTGCCTGATAGGGGGTCGCGTTGGGCGATAAGCGCGACCAGGGCCGGGCCGGGCAGGGATGCGAACATGGGGCCGAGCGCCACCGACGTATCCGATTGCGGCGGCAGCCAGGCCTGCACGGCGCGCGGTCCGACGATGTTGGGGCCGGCACCGACCACGGTCAGCCACACGTCGACCCGGCAGGTGTCGTCGGTGCGGTTGGCTATGGCCACGTTGGCGGAGGCCTGGTAGTGGCCGGCCGGGACCGTGAAACTCAGAATCTGATTCGCGAACTGGCCTAACCGAATGTCGCCGTCGAAAGGCAACTCGGCGGCGTAGACGTGTAGGTCGGCGGTGGCGCCGGGTGGGCCTTGCGGGCCTTCGGGACCGCGCTCGCCGGGCGGGCCTTCGGGGCCGCGTTCGCCGGGCGGGCCTTGCGGCCCCGGCGGCCCAGGTGTCAGCGCGGTGGCGCGCTTGATCGCGTACGGGGTGTTGTGGAAGTAGCCGCCACCTTGCCACGTCAGGCGGGCCTCGGGCGGGATCAGCATCAGGCCTCGAGGTCGGCCGGCGGCGCGGTGGCGGTCAGGTCGGGCGGGTGGGTGCACGGATTGCATTCACAGTCGCACCAGGAGGCCCAGTGTTCGGCGCATTCGCCATGCTCGCCGCGGTCGCACCGCTCACAGATAACGGCCTCCAGGTCGGGCGGGTCGAGCGGTTCGGAATCATCCAGAAAGCACGTGCCGGCCGGGCAGCGGGGCCGGCCGTTCGACAGGGACGCACAAAAGCCGTCGCGTATCTCCGAGCACGTGGTCACGGCGTGGCCAAACTGTCGTTAGGGGGCGGTGCGTCCCACCATTCGTGGGCGGCTTTCGAGAATCCGCAACGCTCGCAATAAGCGCCGTACATGCCATCTTTCGGTGTCACGAACCCGTTACACGGTCGGCCATAACGTCGCACCTTCTCGGCGGTCGGGGTCACTGGTCGGCCTGGATGGTGCCGCGCGGCAGGCGAGCGGCCGAGGGGTTGGCGCCGCGATAGTTGCGGTAGTCGCGCTGGTAGCGGGTGTTGGCGGCCCGGCACACGGCCTCGCGGCAGCCGGAGATATAGCAGCGGCGTTCGCCGTGGGTGCGCGGCTTGGCGGCCTTGCCATCCTCGAGGTCGAGTCGCAACTGACCAGGGATATTACCCATGGGTAACATTATGGCGCGAGCGTGGATGGCCGTAGAGGCATCTGAGCGGCCGCCTAAGCCGTTCGACCCCGTTTCCGGGCCGACCATGCGGCGACGGGTCCGGTAGCGCCAGACGTGACAGACGGGCCGGGCCTGCCAGGCGTTCACCACTCGTAATCCTCCGGCACGGTCGACGGGTTCCGCTCGCCCCGCTCATCAGCCGCCTTTCGGCCTGCCACCGCGGTGACCAGAGTTTCGAGCGCGTCGGCCGCGTCGGTGCGGCGGGCGTTGTCGCCATCAGCCCATTCGATGCCGTGACGGTGCAACACGGCCAGCACGTCCGCGGTCAGGCCCGGCGTCACCCGCGGGTGATCCATAGCACCAGCCGGCGCCACAGCGAATCCGGCTCCCAATACAGGCGCCGGTCGCGCGAATCCCATTGCAACATTCAGGTCACCTCTTTCCGGTCAGGATCGGCGGTGGGTGTGACAATGTGCGCATTGAGACGTACCCAACGGTCCAGTAGCGCTCCGGACAGATTGACCAGGGTGTCAGGGTCGACGTGGGCGGTGATCGGCGCCGACCCCGACTCGGCCGGGACCGGCCGGGCGGCCAGCGCGTAGGGACTGTCCGGGTCGGGCGGCGGGTAGTAGTCGGCCACCTCGCCCACGTCGCGCGACGCCACGGGGTTGGGCGACGGCGGGCCAGTTTCATCGGCCCCGTCGCCACGTGTACTACGGGTACCGTGTTGCGCGTTTTCGTACGGGGCTCGCGCGCTCTTACGTTTGTTTTCGTACGGGGCTGGCGCGCTCAGAGCGCGCTGGCCGCGCGCATAAGTGCGCTTTTTCGGCTTATGCGCGCCGCTCGAGGCGGTTATGCGCGCTGGCCCCGTAGTCCCCACGCGCATAACCGCCTGGTATCCAGGGAAAACGTATTGCGCGACGCGGCGGGGGCCGCCCGGGTCGACACACTCCAGCCAGCCGTCCGCCACCGCTCGCGCCAACAGCTTGCGGGCGTACCACTGAGATATGCGCGCGCGCTCTGCCAGGTCGGCGCTGGGGAGCATCGTGCGCCCGCCGTCGATGTCGAAGACGGCCTCGGTCATGACCGCCAGCACCTTCCAGTAGGCGCAGTCGTCCGGGGCGTCGGGGTGGCGAATGAACCAGCCGAAGGCGGCGCCGCTCACCGCGGGCCCCTTATGAGCGCGCGGTGTCGCGCGGTTTCGATATGGTGGGCAACTGACACGACAGTTCCTCTCTGTGATGGGTGTAGCGAACGTCGATTGCGGGGCCGCCTTGGCTAGGGGCGGCCCCGTTGTTTTGTACGGCGAAAGATAGGTCATCGAAGTACCTCGGTGATGGCATCCCGATCCCCAGGCCGCCATAGGTGCCATTCGGCGCCGGCCGCGACCAGCCGGCGGCGCCACAGCTCCTGGTCGGGGTCGAGTTTGCGGCCGGCCGATTTCAACTCGGCGTAGACGATCCGCTCGCGGACCAGCTCGAGGTCGGGCCAGCCGGCCCCGTCCGCCTGGACCGGGGTGCGGTAGCCGCGGTGGGTGTAGGCGGCCCGGAAGTGCACCACGTACCAGCCGGACAGGTGGGCACGGTCGATCACCCACCCTTGAAACTGGGTTTCCGTTTCGCGCGGTAGGGGATCGGCGGGCCTTTCCACCGCCTGGGGGTGTTCCGCCGATCCCGTGTGGGCTAGCCTTCCGCGCACGCGCTCACCTCTCGTACAGGTGTTGCGTTCTCGGTCGGGAGGTCGCTGGTAACGGCCTCCCGGCCTCTTTTTTCTGGCAGTTCGTGCCGGACCATATCGCGCCGTGCGGGCGTGCGCCACCGCGACGGGCATTTTCTTTCAGGGTGTGCCAGACGTGTCCGCTTCGGGCGGTTTCGGTGGCGGCGTCTTGGTCGCGGCTCGAGCCCGGCCGCCGAGATAGACCGCCACCGCGCCCACACTGGCGCCCAGGGCGGTATCGATGATGGCGGCCCCCTGGGTGGAAATGGTCTGGTCCTGCAACACCGCGCCCAGGCAGAGGATGATGATGGCGCCGGCCACGCCCACGGCCAGGATGACCGCGACCGGGCCGCGCCACTCCATCACTTGGCCTGGGGTATCGAGTTGTAGAAGGCGTCCGACACCGCCGAGGTCGGCTCTTTCACCCCGGCGGACTTGATGGCGGCCAGGTCGGCCGGGCCGGCCACCCGCAGACGGTGGGAGCCGGTGAACGTCGAATACTCGCCGGCCGAGTTGCGGATAAGGATCACGTCGGGTTCCTCCTGGTCGGGGTCGGGCAGCGGCGACCCGCCGCCCTTGGCCATGTCGAGAACGGTCTGAAACGGGAAGGCGGGGCCGCAGTCGACGTGACCGCCGCCCATCGATCCGAGGTCGATGTGCTGGCACACGCCCGGGGTGGCCGAGTTTTGGGCCTGACTCGAGCTGAGGCCCACTATGGGGATGCCGAAGATGGCGGCCTCTTCCGCGATCCACGCCGCGCAGTTGGCCAGCATGTTGGGATGGCGGTTCCACTCGGCGCTATCCCAACTGGCGAAGGCGCACAACTCGGCCTGCACGCTCCAGCGGTTGGCGTTCGCCGCGGTCCAGGCGTTGCCGTCCCGGCGCACGTACTCGCCCACCGTGTTAGGGGTGTCATCGATCCCCACGTGGGATGACACACCGCTCGAGGGGTTGGCGAAGAAGCTGCCCAGGCTTTGGATGGTGCGGGCGCCTTCGGCGGTGTGCAGCACGATGGTGGTGACCTTGGTTCCGCCGCGGCTCGAGTAGTTCGGCGTGGGCATCCATAGGCGGGCCAGCGCCACCGGTCAGGCCTCTTGCGGTTGCGGGTCGGGGTCGGGGTTGATCGGCGGGTGTGACGGTTGTTCGTCGGGGTCGGGCGCCGGCCCGGGGTCGGTGGTGGTGGTGGGGTCAGGATCGATGGTCATATGGGTTCTCCCGTTTCTAGGTAGTACAGGGCGGCGATGGTCGGAAAGTTGGTTTGGGTGAGGGCTAACAGGTCGGCGTCGGTGACCAGGCTTTGGTCGATCCCGTCGCCGGATTCGACCTTGTTGCCGATCCCGGGGCCGGCCGCGTTCAATCTCACGAACGTGAGCAGCACCGACGAGGCGCCGCGTAGCACGTCGCCGGCCAGGGCGGCGATATCGGCCCGGCCGTCATCCTTAAACGTTTCGGCCTGTTCGGTGGCGGCGGACTGGGATCGGCCGCCAAACGTCTGGTCGGCCATCAGTAGGGCTATGGCTTGATATGACACGCGGCCTCCTAGTTGCCTATGTCTTCGACCAGCAGTAACGCCGGTTGAGCCGGCCCGGCGATAGCGGACACCGGGCCGGTCCCGTTGGTCAGGGCGATGTTCAGCTTGTAGGTGTGGGTGCCGGCGCCGGGCATCCCCTGCCATATCCCGAACGCGGTGATCTGGCCCAAACCGCCGGCCGCGGTGGGCCGCACCTGAGAGGTTTGCAACACGGTGGAGCCTTCCATCAGCCGCACGTTGATCAGGTCGTTATTGACCCCGGCGTTGACCAGCGACCCGAAACTCACCTTGATCCGCCGGTTACCGGGCGTGGTGAACGACGGCGCCGAAAACCAGTCGATATTCGTGGTGGTACTCGGCGAGTTGGTGGTCGAGATGGCCTGGGCCACCGTGCCCAGCGGTATGCCTTTCCAGGCGCCGGCCCGGCGGAGCCAGCCGGCCGCGGCGTCGGCGGTGTAGCAAATGGCGCCGTCGACCGGCGCCGGCCACTGGGTGTTGCGATCCGAGTCGGACGTGTAGGCCTGCATGGACTGGTCAAAAACCAGGTTCCCCCAGGCGCTGGCAATAATGTCGCCCGGGTTGACCCGGACCCGGCCGGTGTTGGCGGCCAGGTCTATCGGCTGGCCGGCCGCGTTTTTGAGCGGCCCGGCGGTAGCGGCCCGCTCGAGCGCCCGGGCCGTGAGGGCGTCCAGCAGGGCGTCCAGGTCGAGGTCGGTAGCAGTCATAACGTCCTCACGCGGGTAGGGGTTGGGGGGCGGTCAGCTTGTCGAGGTAGTGGGTGGTCTGCCACACGGTGGCGGTCAGACGGTGGTCGGATTTCGACACCCGATATTTGCGGACCCCGCCGATGGCCTGGGGGTCCGGCCACAGCAGCACGTCGGTGGGGTTGAACACGTGCGCCCACGGATCCCAGGTGGACACGGCCGGCCGGCCGTCCGCGGTCCACCGCAACCCCGATTGCAGACTCACCGAGGACAGGATCGGTTCGCTAGGACTGCCCCGGTCGCCCATCAGGGTTGAGGCGGTGTTGAGGGCGGGCAGGCGTTCGGGGCCGGACCCCACGTCCCCCCATAGCCGCATAGGGCCGACCGTCTGATAACCCCAGGTGTTCACGGCGCCCGAATGCGACTCGGCCACGGTGTTGGCGCCGGCCGGGTTGATAGCCGACCAGCGCACCTGGGTTACCAGCCAATCCTGGGAGGCGGTCGTCGGCGGGCCGGCCACCACCTGGGACAGGTCCAGGTTCCGTTCGTTCGTCGTCTCCCAGCGGGCGTAGTTGATGATCAGCCGGCCCACCGTGGTCGAGTCGACGGTCGGTTGCATCCAGCCGATACCGTTGCTCGAGGCGTCCCGAATGCACTGCAACGTCCCCGGATACAGACCGGTCGAGCTATCCACGGGGTTGGCGATCATCTGTTGGGACTGGGGGGCGATAGACCCGGTGATGGCCGGCAGATTCAAGGTGCCGGCCTGGGCGGCCAACTGGTTGACAATCGACGTGAGACGGGCCGAGCACGACTGGGCTCCGAAACTGTTGGCGTCGGATTCGGAGACCAGCCGGTTCGGCCACAGCGTGCCGGTGTAGACGCAATCGGCGTCGGTCGGGTCGCCCGGCGCGAACAGGCCCCGGGTGAACGACTCGTAAAACCAGCACCACGCCGCGCTGGTCGGCTTGTACTGCGCCCACAGGGTGCCGGACTTGTTGAGCAGGTCGAGGGCGTGTTGAGGGTCCCACATGCGCACGGTCACGGTCCCGGGCTGCAGGTCGCCGCGGAAGGTGCCGTCGCCCATGGTGTGCGAATCGGTGGTCCAGCGGGCCTCCACCAACAGCGGGTTCAGGTTGATCTGTTGGAACGGGTTCGGGCCGTACTGAAACCACCAGCGCCAGTCGTCACCCCATCCGGGCTCCGGGGGCGGCGAGCCGGCCCATTGGCCGGTATCCCAGACGCTGGTATCCCACACGCCTGACACGGTCAGGCCCTAAAGGCGGTGTGGACCGGCCCGCCGAAGGCGGCCAGCTCCGGGCGGGCGTGGTGGCGCTGGTAGTCCCGTAGCGCCTGGTAGACCGTTTCGGGCAGGTCGGCGCCGGGCGTGGCGGTGATCTGAAAAACCATGGTCGTCGGCGTGGCTGCGCCCCCGCCCGGCGCGGCGGCCGAGAAGGGGTTGATTTTGTCGACGATCCCGCCGATACCGTGGGGGATTTTGCCGAGCCAGCCGAGGGCGTCGGACACCTTGCGGCCCACGTCCTCGAGCGCTCCGATCACGTCGTGGATCACGTTTAGGACGGTCTGAAAGTTGGTTATCAGCAGACCGATCGGGCCGAGCATGACGTCGACAATGATTTTCCAGTTGCCGGTGATCCAGGCGCCCAGACTGCGGAACACCGACCACACGTCCGAAACGATTTGCTTCACGTCGGACCAGTGTTTGACCACCAGGACGATAATGGCGATCAGCGCCGCGATGGCCAAAATCACGATGCCGATGGGGTTGGCGGACATGACCACGTTTAGGACCACCTGCACCGCGGCCCACACTCGCATGGCGGCCACCACGGCCAGGATCACCCCGGCCAGGACCGCCACCACCGGCGTCAGCTTCGAGATGATGGCCTGATTGTTGGCCAGCCAGGCGAACAGCGGTTGCAGCATGTTCAGCAGGGAATGCAACGCCGGGAGCAGGGCCTCACCGACCGCGACTTTGGTCTGGTCGAGCGACTCTTTGTAGCGGGCCATCTGGCCGGAGGCGGTGTCGCCCATGGCGTCGGCCTGGCCGTGCACCGCCGCGGTCAGCTTGTCCAAAATCTCTTTCTGGGTCAGGGCCTTACCGGAGGCGTCGGTAGTGGCGATCCCCATATCCTTTAACGCCCGGGTGTTGCCTTGCGAGGCCTTGGCGATAGCGTCCGCGGCGGAGGCCACCGAAACGCCCTTGTAGGCGGCCAAATCCTGGGCGGTGGCCAAATCCTCGTGCGCCTTCGCCGAATCGTGAGTGACGGTGATCAGCTTCGTGTAAGCGGCGATGTTGTCCTCCGCCGACTGGCCGGTACGGCGGCTCGAGGCGTCGATCTCCTCGAGGGCGCCTTTCATGTCTTTCGCCGGCACCCCGGCATCCTTATAGGCCACCGCCAGTTTCGAGACGGCCTGTTCGTGCTCCGCGGCCGCGCTGGTGGCCGCGCCGAGGGCGCCGAGCACCGCAGAGGCCGCCACCACCGCCCCCACCTTGAGCGCCCCGAACGAACCGGTGCCCTTCTCTTTCACCTTGTCGAAAGCCTCGGCGGCCTTCTCGGCGGTGGCCTCTATGACGATTTCGAGAACGGCGGCCTTAGCCACGGAGTTCCTCGAGCACGTCTAAGAGGGTGGCGAGGTCGGCCGGGTCCTCTTCCCAGAGGATCGACGGGGCGATACCGGTGGCGGCGGCAAGGACGGCGATAAGCCGGCCGGGTCCGGCCCGGTAGGGTCCACCTCGGTCACCGCTTCGGCGGGATCGTCGGGCGGTGACACTTCGATGGTTTGGGCGTCGAAATCTTTCCAGCCCATCCCGTTGATCGACCCGACCCGGTGCAGGTAGGCCCAGGCGCACGCCCGCGGGAATCCCAGCTTGTCGGCGTCGGGGTCCTGAATCCCCAACGTGATGAAGGCGCGGCGCATGTCGCGCTGGTCGGCGTGCACCTCGAGCTCCTGGCCGTCGTCCAGGTGCGCCAACAGGTGCATCAGATGGACGGTCACGTCCGGGCCGCCTGTTTGTCGATGGCGGACTGTTGGGCGTCGGTGGCCTTTGCCATCGGGGCCGGGTTGCGGAGCCAGGTGGCCACCACCCACGGCCGGCGGCGTATCCCGTGACCCGGCCACCCCCAATGGATCACCGCCGCGTACGGGGTGTCGACCATCAGCCGCACCTGTTTACCGGACGCCGGGAGCAGTCTCGAGGCGCCGGCCATCCGCCCGGTGGCGCGCGGGGCGGCGGCCTCGGTGGCCTGGAGCAGCTCGCGGCCGGCCGCGTTCAAGGCGTCGGTGGGGGCGGTCACGTCGTCGCGCATATGGGCCAGGGCGGCGTCGAAGGCGGCCTTGTTCTTGAAATCGACCGTAATGGCGTCGGCCATGTCAGGGGCCGGCCGGCGGGGTTACCGTCATCGCCCCCTGCAACGGCCACGTGAACTTCGATTGCATGATCGACCCGGCCGCGAGCTCCTCGGTGTCCCACCCGTCGACTATGACGGTGCCGGCGAACTGCGGGCCGTTGGCGCCTATCGGCGCGAACGTGAACGGCATCTGCTCCCCCTGGTGCTCATGCACGAAATAGAAGATGCCGTCCGGGTCCGACAAGTCCAGCAGCGCCTGGCCGACCAGACTCCAACTGTAGGTGGCCGACGCCTGGACCACGTCGCCGGTCAGGACCGTCACCGGGGAATCGCGGGTGACGGTCTGCGGGGTGCCGATCTGGGATATTTGGGCCTCCATGGCCACCCCGGTAGTCGAGTCGCCCAGCTTGAACGTGCCCAAAAGTTTGTTAACGACGGTAGGCATCTAGCTTCCCTTCAAGTTGAGGGCGGCGGTGGCGGCCACGGAAAGGTCCAGCCGGTAGCACGGCCACGTGTCGGTCTTGACCGTCACGGACGAGGCGGTGGCGGTCAGGTCGGCCCACGCCAACGGCGAGAGGGCCGCGTACAGGGTGTCGAGCGTTTCGGCGTCGCCGGCCAGGTTGTCGACACCGCGGATCGGTATGAAGTACAGGTAGAACTGGGTCATGGTTCCGCCGGCCAGCGGCGCCCCCTGGTCCGATACCGTCCCGATCCGCACATACACCACGGGCGGGGTGATATCCCCGTCGCGGATGGCGACCCGCAGGCCGGAGGCCTCCAGGGCGGCGGTCACGTCGGCCAGGGCCGCGGTGACGCTCACGCGACCGGCAGCTTCCCGCGTTGCAGGATGCCGAGCGCCACCCGGCGGTAGTACGGCGAGGCCATGGGGTTGAGCGAATCGAGGCCTTCGGGGCGGTTCCGGTTTTCGTACCACCACTGGCCCAACAACAGGACGGCCTCGGTCTGGCCGGCGTCGTCGGGGCCGGCGTCGGGGTCGACCGTGTCATTACCGGCCAGGGCCGCGATGGCGTCCGCGATAGCGGCCTCGTTGGCGGCCGCCACCCGGTCGGCGTCATCGGTCGGCCCCAGGCCCAGCCGGTTGGCCAGGTCGGCCGCGGTCGGCCAGCCCATCAGCGGCGCACCCCCAGCAGGGTGAGCAGCGCCACCCCGGCCAGGACGCCCACTTCGATCAGCAGGACGACGGTGGCGGCGTGGCTCACTTCTTGGCGGTCCTGGTCCCGCCGTTGCCGGCGTCGGCCGCGATCGGGGTGCCGTTGGTCATCAGGATCACCCCACCCGGATATTGCGACCAGAAACCGACCCCGGAATATTTGACCAGCTTTAACACCTTGACGTTTCCGCCGGTAGTGGTATCGGTGGTCCACTCGAGGCGGAAATCCATCACCGGGGTCGCCCAAACCACCGCCGCGTCCAGGCTCTGGTCGATGATGAGGGTTTTGTCGGCCGGCATATACGGTCCGGGGTTGAGCGGCACCCCCTGCACCGACGCCGACCCGTAGCCGGTGCCCGACTCGCCGGAGCTGTTCATCTGCGGGCCGTAGGGGAGCAACGCCCGGCCGGTGGAGTCGTCGGACTCGGCCGCGGCGATGTACTCCTTCGCCGGGGGCAGGACCACGGTGGCCTGGTACAGCGTGGCCGCGGCCATGGCCGCGAACTGGCCGCGCAAGGCGGCGATGTAGCCGGCCCCGTCGTCATAGGTGGCGGCCACGGGGGTGTGGACGTTGGTTCCGGCCGTGAAGTAGGTCACGGCCCGGGTTTCGACGTCGGCCAGCCAGGCCCGGTCCATGGCGTCCAGGGCGATACGGTCGATCTGCGGGTTCGAACCGAGTAGCAGCTTCCGGGAGAACAGGTAGGCGCCTTCCACTTCGTCAATGGTGACGGTGTCGTTGAGCACGCCGATATCGCCCGGGGCGATAGGCGTCGTCTCATTCGTGGGCCGGCCCGACAGGCCGGTTTCGGTGGCCGTGCGCGGCACCTGCAACGTGTTGAAATCGGGGGTACCGAACTTCGTCAACGCCGTGTAGAGCGGCGCCTTGGCGCCCCGGAGCGGCACGTACCGGTCGGGGAGCCACCGGTCGGGGACCAGGCCCGGCACGGTAGTAGTGGTGCCGGTGGCGGCCTGCACGGCGGCGTCGGGGGCCGAGGCCAGGGTGCGGCCGAAGCGGGCCAGACCGGCCCGCATATAGGCCGGGTCGGCGGCCATGGCCGCGGCCTTCCGCCAGCGGCCGGCCTCGTCGGACCCGGGGTTCTCCATAGCCGCCCACGCGTCCCGGACGAACGACGGGCCGCCGGCCTCGAGCGGCTGCGCGTACGGGTAGGCGTCCTGGGTCCGGGCCGG